TTATACTCGTATGTAGCTCTATCGTCCCAAACCTTATCAAACTCTGCAGAATTATCGGCCCATATAATTTCCAAATCATCGCCTAATTCATAGACGCGCTTGATTCGCCAAACTGGGTTTGATCTAACTGAGCCTGGTTCTGCTTCACCTATATAAGTAAAATCTCCATCTTGATCTATAATTTTATCGTATTGCACTTCTAATGCCGCCCCAATTGTTAGCTCTAATCTATCTATAATATCTGTAAAGGATTCAGAAATAAATTTTTGTTTTTCTGAATCAAAAATAAGGACAGAATTACCTTCAACTAAATGACGCTTTTTAAATTCAACATCGTCCATCTGCAATATATTTACAGAACCGCCACCGCCGATAGCGCCTAAAGACTTATTAACTGTTTTTACAAAATTATTAAATTTTACAGAAATATCTTTTATCTTTGCGTCGTTATCTTTTTCTGTTGTGTAAAAAGTGGCTGACAGCTTATCTTCAAAAAGTTTCATTTCTTTTTTTGTTTCAGAAATGAACTTATTGATTTTTTGTTCGTTAGCTTGAGTTGTTTCTGTGAGAGTTTTGTCAAAAAGAGCAATTTCTGGGGTAAAGTCTCGGCCGTCTTTGCCAGGATAACCACGAACTCCTCTTAATCCTTGTTTGCCCTGTGGACCTGGTGGGCCTTGTTCGCCAATTAATCCTTGTTCTCCTTTTTCGCCTTTTTGCCCTTCGGGTCCACGAATAACGGTTGTAGAATCAAGATTACCTATTTTTCGATAAACATCATCGACGCTTTCATTAATTTCATTTTTGAATTTTTTAAACAGACTAACCAAAAAGCCAGTGTTTAATATTTCGTTCATATTCATAATGTATTATTCCGAATCAATAAATTTTGCCATACTTTTAAGTAGCTGCAGCTGGCTGTTTGCGACTTCCTCCTCAGATGTTAATAATTTTTTGGCTTTTGGGTCATCTTTATCTTCTTCTCCATCGTACCCACCGCCTGGTACTACAACGCCAGTGTTTGCAGGCGCGTTAGGTGCTCCAGAATCAAAATCATTACCTTCTTCATCATCAGGTTCTGATTCTTTTTCTAACGCAATCTGATCGTCCATTTCCTTGATTTCTTCTTCTGACATTTGAAGAATATTTTTGCGAATCCATTCTTTTGAAAAATATTCGCCTTTGTATTCTTCAATTTCTCGCAGTGTGCCCATCCGCTCCTTCATAATTTCCATTTCTTTCAATTCTTCAAAATAATTTTCTTTTATGAAGTCAAAGCGAATCTCGTTGCGAATCCTTGCAAAATCCTCAGGAGTTAACACGCCTTTTAGTACCAATTGTTTTTCCAAAACAATAGTAAAAAGCCACGAAAATCTTGAACGTAACCGACGAATGAATTTACCAAATTTCATTTCATCTCGTGTAATCTCTGATACTCGCCCGAACGAATACATATTTTCTGGTTCTAATCTAGAGATAGGCACTTTTAATGCCTTGAATAATTTGCGTTGAAAATATTGTAAATTTTCATCACTAGATAATGCTTGAGAAGAACCGCCTGCAAGAGTATCAACTTCCGTAGATCTTTCACCGCCTCGACGCGGAAACCAAAAATCTTCGGTCATTGTCATCATTTTACGACCGTCGGTAATTTCACCAGTTGATGAATTATATTGAAGCTTATTCTTATGACGGGCCATCATATCTCTGATGTATTGTTCTGCTTTTGATTTAGGCAAGTTACCAACATCGATATAAAAGATACGACGCTCTGGAGCTCGTGTTAGTGTATAGATAACTGTTGCATCTTCTAACATTCGCAATTGATTTAAGGATTTCATTGCAGGATGAAGGTGACCTAAGACTAATGAATTACTTTCATTCATTAATCCTGAAGTAACTCTTGCAATAGAATCCTTTGCAATTTTTATTGTTTGTTGCGTTGTAGTAGAAAATTGTCTAGACGAAGCGCCGAAACTGCTTTCTGAATACTAAAACTATTCGTTCTTAAGTGTTTTTAGTGGTACACCAGATTCGTCATTCTTTTTGTCTAATTCTCTAACAAGCTTTATTTTTCTTGGATCGATATATCTTAATTCGACGATACCTTTCTTTAAATTCTTTTCGTCGATGATTATGTGATAGTTGATACGTCCATCGACATAATACCTATTGAACATATCGTAGGCATTATTACTCATATCAAAAAGAGAAAGAATGTTGTCAAACTCTTCTGAAATCTTATCTTTAATTTTTGGTGGTAAATCGACATCGTCTAATACAATGTCAACAACCTGATCGTCGGTGTCGACATTAATTGCCTCATTAACAATTTCATCGATAGCTTGAGTAATTTCTGGCTGAAGTGCCATGTTTCGATAGCGAGTGATTAATTCGGCTTCGGTCTTTGCCGTGCCTTCCATGTCTAACGTGGTTGAATAAAAACTTCCTAAAGAATTTCCAACTGTTAGAGCGCCATCATCGTTGCGAGGTTCAACGAATGAAGCCGGTAAGACCTCATCCGCTGATCTCGTAATAGAAAAGCCAAAAAGTTTCATAATTTAATTCCTTCTATTAAGTAGTAGGAATGCCTGTAACGCCTTCAACTCTCCAAAAATCATATGTAAATGTTACCTGAAACTCTTCGATCGCATCATTTTGATCCCATCCAAGATCAATACTATTAATCGTTGAAGGATACATTCCTTCAAAAATATATGAACGAAGTGGATTACCATCTTTTCCGTAATGCGTTACAATACCATTTGATTTATAGTTTTGTGGCAAAGATCTGATGTTAGTATCATGAGTGTTAATTGCGTTTGACCAGGCTTCCAATGAATTTCTAATACCGAAATCTTCATCATTAATAACGGTTACGCTCCAATCTTCAAAAGTTCTATCACCTGCATATTTCAATTTTCGACCGAAATAAGGTACCTCAATACCACCAACGGTTGAAGACGGAATTTGCGCCGACTTAACCATGAATGGGACCTTAAAATCTGCATTTGCTAATACAGGATTTAAAATCTGAACTTGGAAGAGAGATGGACGAGCACCACCGCCAATCAGCTGTGATTTAAACTCGTTGATATTAAAAGCCATTTCCTAGTTCTCCTTGTTATACTCTAATATTTATATTAAGTAAGTGAGCCGACGATTTCGTCAAATTCAACACCTGTTCTTGTAGCAACAAACGTCAATTCAATTACGTTAATTGAACGCGCCGGTTTGATAAAGATACTAGCTTTGAATTTATTAGCGTCGATAACTTCAGGAGTATTAACAGTGGAATCCGAAATAACGCGGAAATCTGTAATACCTCGTCTGCCTTGAATCTCTCTTAAAAATGGTTCAACAATATTCTTAAATTGAGTTTGCGTAAATTCATCATTAAGTTCAAACAAGAATGATTGTGCAGCAGATGCAATTGCCTTTTCAACCGCAATGAACAAGCGGCGAACGTTTAAACGATCAAATGCGCTCGTTACGCCATAACCAGTTTTATCACCAAAAAGAACAATTCCTTGGCCTACTTGAGACATTACAGGATTAATATCGCTGCTATAAAGAACGTCTCTTTGGGCTTTATTAGGATTAAAAGCTAGCTTAACAATATTCTTTACAACTCCTTTACGGAAACCAGCCGGTGATTCAAAAACTTCAACTCTTGACGCAAGACCGGCCATATCACCGTTCATTGGTACCCAACGATATACATCGTTATATTTGTCATAACGATACTTATAACCGCTATCCATAAACCAATAAGAAGAGTTTTGAATCTTATTGCGATGAGCAAGTATTTTTGTTAATTGAGTATTTGGATTTGTGTCAGATGCTGCAGCTTCTTTAGAAGGCGAAAGGAAAGCAACACAATCTTTTCTATATTCAGCAATATTTCCAACAATATAATTTGCAGTTGTACCAGCATCATCGCCTTTACCTTGCAAAAGAAAAGAAACATCAATTTCATTTGAATTCTTAAATACATCCCAAGCTTGTCCAATACCAGCAAGACCTACAGTTGTTTCTGACGACCCGTCCGTGGCACCATCTAATCTTTCGTACTTAGTTTTACCACTTAAGCTAGTCGTCCATGCACTTGTATTTGCTACTGCAACCCATTCAGAATTTCCAACGAGGTCATTGAAATAATTTGACGTCCCATCTTGTAATTGAGCACCTGCCTGTGTGGAAGCATTTTGATATATTTCTAATATTGTTCCAGCTTGTCCAGTAATTCCGCCGTCGGCATCAGATACAACAGCGTGTATATGATTTGCTGATGGGGCGCTTTGGAAACTTGTGTAATACTTAAACTTTTGAGAAAAAGATAATTTATTTACATCAAATTCTGTTAACAAATATTTTGTATCTGTCGTAATAGTGTATTGATAACCAATAGTTACCAAATTATCAATAACTGGCGTTTCAACAACGCTTATAACTCCAAAATCTTGATAACCAGCAGAATCATTTCCAATAGTTAAAATATCACCGGCTCCAATAGAACCTGCTGCCAATTGATCAGTGTTTGCAACTTCAAACGTAAAAACGCTAGCATTAAAAGCAGTCGGTTGACCAATTGCATTGTCTGATACTTTATTCGCTGGAATATCGCCAACACCATACAATTCTGAAGAAAACCCGCTAGCCGTTGTCCAAGAAACTGAAACAGAATCTCCTAACGAACCAGTATAAGCGGCTTCAAACGTTGTATTTGCGGCGGTGGTTGCACCGTTATCTGCTCGTGAAACGTACAACGCATTTGCATAAGACAAATAATCGGCTGCAACAAAAAATGTTTCAAAATTGTTTGCTGTTGGTCTACCAAATCTTTGTGCTAATACGTCTTCTGATGAAACAAGAACAGCTTCATTTACCGGACCCCAATTAAAAACGCCAGCGATTGCCGCGGGCGGTGTTGCGATGGCCGGGACAGCTGCCGATGCGTCAACTTCTCGAACAATTACGGAAGGACTTACGGAAAAAGCCATTTTATTCTCCTTTATTAATCTCAGATTAAAATTTTAATCAGTTCAAACTTACCGTTGTTTTTATTTATAAAAAGATCATTCTTTAGTAAATCACTCAAAAATCCAAGCATCAGGATTTTTTACTTCTTGCCATCCTGCCTCGTCTCTTAAATCCGGAGTCCCATCATTTATAAATCCAAACGGTAAAAGTTCCTCTTCGATTTGTTCGTCGCTTTTTTCACGTAATTTCATCAATGTGTTAATATCGGTCAAATCTTTAAAATAATTTTGATCCGTTAACCAAGAAAAAATAACCAAATTCATAACAAGATCATCGTGATAGCCGCTTTCAGCTTCGAAAGAGGATCCTTTTTTTGAAAATCTTGATAACTCTTGTATTGTATTATAGTCTTTTAAAACTAATTGTTGTTGCTCAACTAATAATTTGAGCAGAGAACAACCTACAGACTTTACTGTTTTCGTTGTTCTTATACCATTATCTACATTACGGCCAAATCCACCTGTGATTCTCTTTCCGCTTCTTCCGTGATTTTCGGTAAAAAGTAAATTTTCGTAACCGTAATCCATTAATAAAACGTCTGAAATTTGCTCTCCTATATCATTAATTTCAACGAGCACAGCCGCTTCATTATATGCCGTAGCGATTCTATATATAACCGAAGAATAGTCGACAGGAGTTATAAAATTATCTCGATATACGCAAACTTGGCGATACGGCATTTCTGTTACATCCAAGATTGTAAAGGTCGAATAATCAAGGCCTTTGCCCCTTGAAACGTCAACAGTCATTACGTAAACATGATTTTCAGTCGGCCGTTCGTATTGAAATAAGTTGTCTCTTTCTAAAAGTGGACGTTCGTAGACTAATGTTTTTAATACATCGCCAGCAATTAAAGTTCCTGAACTACCTAAAAATTCCCCGCAATATTCTTGTCTAAATTTTTGTTCATCGTAATCGAGCGCGGCTAATGTTTCATTCTTCCATTTTTCATCTCGTCCTGGAACATCGCTCCACATAACTTTAACAAATTCATATCCGTTTGTTCCTTCTTCGGCGCCCTTACAGGTTTTCCAAAAATGATTTAATCCGTTTGGAGTTGATGTCATCAGAAGTTTTGTACTTTGGCCCGATGAAATAGTAGGATATACAGAAGCAAAAAATTCATCGTAACCTTCAATAAATGCAACCTCATCAAGATATAGAAATGAGATTGATTTACCACGAATTGCCGAGCTTGTTGTTGTTCCAGCGTATATTTTGCAACCGTTCTCTAATGTAATATTACCTTTATTCCACTCATCAACACCTTGCTGCATCCACCTTGGAAGCGCCTCGTATGCAAGCTGTATTCTCCCTAATACCTCTCTTGCGGCATCTCCTTTGTTTGCAAGTATGGCTACTGTCTTATGTTCATTAAAGAGAATATAATGAAGGATAACCGCAGCTGCGGTTGTTGTTTTACCTGCCTGTCTTGCTGTAAGTACAGCAACTCGACGGTTATCAGTTATTTTTTCAATAATTTCTTGTTGATAAGAATACAAATCTAAAGGAACAAGACCTTTATCAACGTGAACAATCTTAATATAATTTTCAGCAAAATAAACCGGGTCTTTAGAACATTTAACAAATTCTTTTAGAATTTCTGGTGTCCATTCGATATCCTGCCCGCTCTTTTTAAGATATTCATTACCTAAATATCCACCAGCGCTCATTCTTCACCCTTGAGCATTTTTAATAAGTCTGCTGTTGATACAATAAGATTATTATTGGTAACATTAGTAGAAGCCTTTTCACCAGTTTCTTCTTTTGCGTATTTTTTCTTTGTTGAGATTTCAACGTAATCTTTGTTTGCGTCAAGAAGAGTTTTCATTAATGTTGATACAACTTCAAAGGCACGCGGAGATTCTGATTGCTTGGCGATTTCAACCATTTCTTTAACGGCTTCGTCGCCAAGCTCAATGATATTTTTAACGTTTTCACGAGCAAGCTCAATGTCCGCAATATTTTCAACCGATTCTTTAGAAGGAGTTGCAGGAAGGTAATCCTGTTTTTCAACTGGAAGCTGCGCAACATCTTCTTGTTCGATTGAAGAAATTTCTTCCATTGTCCTTATACCTAATTTTTCTGCAATTAAATCTTTACTCATAATATAAATTCTTTACTGCTGTTAACATTATTTATTAACTGGAATTAGATATAAGGATTAACCGGTGGAGTAGTGTTTAAACCAGGTCCTTCAATAAATTCAACTGGAGTGAAATCAATACCTGCCACATATCTGTGACCTTTAGTTATTCTCACAGAATGTACAAGATCTCCAGCCTGAAATTCCTCGCTTGCCCCAGTTGGACCTGTATATTGATTTATGGGAGTCATATAATTACCAAACATACCTATTCCACCATAAAACTTTATAGTATTACTACTGAGTCTAGTTCCAACGAAAGTTCCGTCAATCCATACAGATAAACTTCTACCATCAAATTGTACAGCAATATTAAACCATTGATTAACTGGAAACAGGACATTGCTGAAAATGCTACCACTGCCATTGGATTCGAAAAGTACTCCACCAGACGATGCCCAAGTGCTCACGTCCCACCCAGCATATGAAAAAGGCGCTGAAATACCTGGGAATTCGTAAACTCTAGTGTTGAACATATCTCTTGAAGGGCTGTATGCGGTTATTTTCACCCATGCTTCAGCCGTTATAGCACCAGGTATGTTTTCAATTCTTTTCCACAATGCTCCTAATGGTGCAAAGGTCGCATCTCCAAAGAAGGTATCAGCTTCTACGGTTGGTGCCGGGTCTGCATGATTAACAAAAGAATTACCGTTAGGTGCCAAATCATGAACGTTGTTATTGTATACCTTAATAAGAGATATTACATTATCCCAATGTGGATCTGTACCTGGAGCATGAGTTAATGGAACAGTTCCTACAGTACCCCATACTGGTCTGCTATTAGGTAATACCCAAGAAGTCGCATTCGAATCAAAAGTACTAGGCGTCGATGGTATTAAACTAACATTCCAACCACTCAAATCTTGATTGAATAAACTGGCGCCATTGAACATATTAGTCATATCAGTAACGCTACTTACATCCCAAGAACTAATGTTTTGATTAAATGCTAGAGTACCACTAAACATGCCTGCCATATCCTTAACATTACTTACATCCCAATTACCTATAGGCTGATTGAATACTATAGCATTGTTGAACATATAATGCATATTAATAACACCAGATACATCCCAAGAACTAATGTTTGCATTGAATGCATCACTATTAGAAAACATATATTTCATATTAGTAACGTTACTTACATTCCAAGAACTAATGTCTTGGTCAAATACATCTGCGCTATAAAACATATATTCCATATCAGTAACGCTACTTACATCCCAAGAACTGATATTTTGGTTGAATGCAGGCGCACCGCGGAACATTTCACTCATATTAGTAACACGCGATACATTCCAAGAACTGATATCTGCGTTAAATGCTGTAGCGCCGTAGAACATACCTGACAGGCTAAGTTGGTCATTAAGATTTGTCAAGAATGTCCAGGTTAACGGCGCGCCACCATTATTAAATGCATCTGCACCGTAGAACATTCTATACATGTCGCCAACATTACTCATATTCCAAGAACTAATGTCTTGGTTGAATGCATTAGCGTCGTAGAACATTTGGGACATATTAGTAACGCTACCTGTATTCCAAGTTCCAATGGGTTGATTGAATGCATATGCAATTCTAAACATTACAGACATATCAGTAACATTACTTACATTCCAAGTTAGAGGACGCGCAGGTTCATCAATTATATTAATAGTTCCTAGCATATCAGGGTGGAGTGTACATTGATAATATAATGTATTAGGAGCACCT